CCATCGCAATCAGATAAGTCACTTTCGATGACTTGAATTGACAAAAGTTTTTCTTGGACAATGTAACTTGATATGCATCTTGCATCAGCTTAAAGTTCTCTGATGAAATGAAGCATTCAAATTGCAGATCAGTTTCACCAATTACCTTATTGAAACTATTTGCTCCTGCGTTCTTTCGATCTCCAATCTTCATTGTAACTTTGCCGCTCTTTCCGATGATAGAAATCGTTGGAGCAGCCAGAACACCTGCTGTCTTGATAACGCTTTGTACATCCTTAGCAGTCAACGAAAAACTAAACACCTCATCTACTTCAATGTCTTTCGTTGGTGCGGCAATGATCAATGATGGTTCGCAATAGAAGTATTCGAATGTTCCAATGTCATTTGAGATTTTCATCGACCTTTCGTTGAATTCAATCTCTTGATCCTCACTGAAGGTAAGAAGTTGTAGCAAGGAGTTCAGATCATAGATTGCGACTTCACGAGGAAAGGTTTCTGTAACTGTTGCCTTTGCAAAGATCGACTTAGGTGCCGAGATCGTTGCGATAGTTGAACCCGGACGGAACAGCAGATTCGAGTTGATCGTTGCGAAGTTCTTGAGCAGGTTGATTGTTTCTTGACTGATTTTCATAATGTTGTCTTTCCTTTTCGGTTTCAATGTCATGTGTGTTAAGCATTATAATCGCATAATGAAGGACTTTCAATATGTCCTTTCGATTACGTCCATCTTTCATTCCATATCGTTGGGCATACTTGATGATGTTACCGCGAGTGAACTCGATGCCGCCTCCATTACTTTGAATGAACTCAGTCGTTTGAATTCGTCCCTGGGCATAGTGTTCATCATAAGTTGAATCAATGTATGCTTGCAATTGACGAATCAGATCTGGTTCATTGAACTTATGGTTTATTTCTTGCGCCACGGATACTCTCCATTTATTTTTTGTTTCATAATTTCGTTTCCTTTCAAAAAGAACTGTGCTTGAACTGAATCAGCACGATTGCCTGCACGATAGTTCACTGTGTACTCACCAGACACCAAGCATTGTATTTTATTGTATCTTAGAACAGATGTCAATGCCCGGTCGACTTCTGGTTGATCTTCTGGATGTCTTGCTCGTCGATACCAGATAGGGGTAAGTTGAAGGGCTAACTTCTTAGGCAAAAAGAAGCAATTGACATCAACAAAAAAGTCATTGATGACTGACTCCCAATTGCCTAAACTTTCGCAATCATCATTACAGATAAAGTTGCCATCCATGTCGGTGATCTTACGAAGTGAGCAAGCATACGAATTGGGGTTGCCTTGTAGGATGTTCACTAAACTTTCTACGTGATTGGGCTCTAACCAGTTATCCTCATCTAGATACATGATGTAGTCACCCTTTGCTAGATAAGTTGCTGCTCCATAGATGCGATGCCCATTGTATTGTTCAGTGCCTGTTGCATACGGCAGAACAATCACATCTGATGCAATATCGTAATTTAACTTATCAAGATGGCGCCCATCAACAACAATCAAATGCTGAATGTTGTCATAGGTTTGGTTGATGACTGAATTCAGATTCTGTTTCAGGTAGTCGGTGCATGTTGTTGCAGTGACAATAGTTACAAGAGGTTTCATTTATTTCTCAAAACATTATTATGTCCAACCGATAGTATTAGATCAAACTCATTTACACCAAGCTTATCAACAATTTCTGATGGTGCAACATGACCTTTAAAGGATCCTGGACGACTAAAGTTTCTATTCAAACTTGAATCATCAATCACCATTAGTCCATTATCAGTCAACGCTTCTGCACAATTCATGTAGTCAGAAATTACATAAGGAAGATCATGGTTGCCGTCGATATAAATTAGATCCCACTTCCTTGACTTAATAAACTGTCTTGCCTTCTTTTCAATAGAAGATGCTTTCAATAGTTTAGGAGTTCCCAGATCAAAGAATGCATAGTTCAAAGCAATGTCTTGTTCATATTCTACATTTGTCGGGAATTGTGACACCGAATCATTTACAGGACCGAGGGGGGAAAGTCCCCAAACATCTGCCTCATATTCGAAGTGGCGAGAAAGTAGTTCAAACAATGAAATGGTTTGACCTCTAAAAACACCAATCTCTAAAACATTCTTTGGTTTATATTGTTCAAACAAATAGTACCACATTGCATGAAAGGCATCTTCGCCAAAGCCGCGACCTTGCGAAAAGTATTCGCGGTGTTTGATAAACTCAGTTGGTAGTTGTTTATAAGAGTTTAGGAAAATCTCATAAACATCATTCATGGGAAGCTGAGCAAGTTCCTGGGCGGTGTGATCTTTATAGGTTGTTGTCATCTTACTTTGTTCCCGCAAGTAAGAAAGATCTATGCTTGACTGCAAGATATCTACGGTTGGTTTCATATATTTCCCCATGTCGTTTATTAATTTCAGAAGGTGTCTCGGTTCGCATACCTCCCCAAGCCACATCGCTTCTATACTTCAATGCAAGCACAGCATTTTGATATCCATGCTGTATCATTCGAATACTAAAATCATGGCAATCATACCCGCATGGGGCTAATGCAGGATCATAGAATCCGACCTCTTGATATCGCTTCCATTTCACACAAGTAGGACTACGAATCGCAAGCTGCTTTAATACTAAGTGTCCATGTGCAATTTGAGTATAGTTTGGATTGTTCAATTGTTTCCAATGCCCAAACTCAGACTCAACATAATTCGTTTCCCCGATCTGACCATCTGCAAAGTAAATCAAATCGCTTCCCAGACGCATCGAAACATATCCCAGATTAGGATATGAGTTAAACAAAAAGTTAAACTTGCCATCAATGTCTTGTTCTTGTAAGATTACATCATCTTGAACAGTAAAAACAAGATCCTCAGGATCTGCTTGCATTAGTTTCACTTGTGTTAGACCATAATTCAAGCATGTGATCTCATGCACATCATTCATTTTAAGAATGGTGAATTTTGGGTTCAGATTATGTAAAGCTACAAAGCTGTGCAATTCCTCTTCACTATTGTCGGCACATCCATCAAGAATTACAATCACATGATAATCTTGTGAGCAAGAATTTACAATGCCCAACAAAACTTCTTTTAGAAGGTATCCTTTATTATGCACAGGTAGAATGAAATACGACTTCATATCACACCACCATCAAACCTATACTTTGCATCCAACTTACTTGCATTGAATCCTGCCATCTCTTGCATCGTTCCAGGATAGAGAGGCATATCATGTTCATCATATCCGTTGCCGCAAAATGAGTACGGGTTTTTTAGTTGATTTCTTGTTTCACCAAACCAGCCCTCAAGCATACTATGCACCATCATATCATGTTGAACAGCTTTATACACAAAGTCTCTTAAATAAACTTGGTCGTTGGTGTAGTAAGAAGTTTTTTGAGCAAACTGTATCATTATATCATGTAATGTTTCAGATAACTTTCCTTTGTATCCAAAAGCGCAAGCGATCACAGGAAACTCAAAGTGAGCTTCATGGTCACGGTAAACATGAAACTTCTTATCAGACAACACCCACTCATCAACAGCCCTTTGCTCTCGATATGTAATTCGCCCATCCGCATCTCGTACAATGACAACGTTTTCTTCACTTTCGAACAAAGGTTCAAATCGCCAGAACACACCATGGGACCCATCTTTTACCTCTATCACTTTAGCATCAGGCATGTGATAATTTGATGCATCATCAACATATGCCCGAAACTCCCAATCAGGGTAAAAGTATTTTGCCAGTTCATACTGACGATGAGCCCCGATAATGTATCGCGGATTTGTTCCGTAAGAACTAATAGAAACTATTTTCATAATTACCATATAAAGTTATTTTTATACCATTGTACAATACAAGCCAACTCATTGTCAAATGATGCTTGTGGTTTCCATCCAACTGATTTTAGTTTTGTATCATCGATTGCATATCTTACATCTTGACCTTGCCGTTTTTCAGTAAAGTCAAAATATTGATTATAATCAGTTGTAGGTTGCTCAAAAAACATGTCAACAATTTTCTTAGCAACTACAATATTTTTTTCTTCATAATTTCCAGACACGTTAAAGATGTCGTTCTTCACTCCTTTATCAATGATGGCAATAACGGCGTTTGCTGTATCAGTAACATGTAACCAAGTTCGTTTAGGTTCTCCCATGTCATGCATGATGATAGGTCTACCCAATGACAAGTGCTTACAGGACTTTGGAATGAACTTTTCTACATACTGCCCGATGCCATAGTTGTTTGTGGGTCGCACAATCACATAAGGAACCTTATATGTTCTTGCCCATGCAATGATGAGCATATCTGCAGCAGCTTTAGTTGCTGAGTATGGATTGCTAGGTGTAAGTAGATCATATTCTGTGTGAAACCCGTTTACAATATCACCATAAACTTCATCTGTACTAAAATGTAAAAGGGTGGGACGTTTTGACTGTGATTTTTGTTTAATTAGTTCAAGCAGATGATGCACACCTTTGATATTGCTATCTACGAACTCATGTGAACTAACTATGCTGTTATCGACATGGGTTTCTGCAGCAGTGTTGATCACATAATCACAATCGTACAGTCTATCAAGATCATTGATGTCTTTTTTCTCAAAACTAAAACGATCATACTCTTGTAATTTTTGCAGAAAAGGAATGTTTGCCGCATAAGTACAAGAATCGATACCTCGAACCCACCAACCCCGATCAAGGCATTGCTTGGTCACATGATATCCGATGAACCCCAAACAACCTGTCACATAAACAATTTTTTTCATAGATATTTTCTAAACCCCTCTTCTAACCCTATTAATTTTA